TAAACAACATAGAAAGAATTAACTAAAATGCTAAACGCACAAACAGAACTCAAAAAGTGGGCACCCGTGTTAGAACACGCTGATGCTCCAGCTTTCAGAGATAACTATCGTAAGGCTGTTACTGCAAAACTTCTCGAAAATACTGAAAAAGCTATTGCCGAGGAGAGAGCAGCTACAAGTGGAGGAAGTTTTCTTGCAGAAAATGACCAAAACGCTGCTTCTATTGACAGATACGATCCTATTATTATCTCTTTAGTCAGACGTGCAATGCCAAACCTCATCGCTTATGATGTGGCTGGTGTTCAACCAATGTCTGGCCCTACAGGACTAATCTTTGCAATGAAAGCACGTAACAATGCTGACGATAATAAGATTACAACATCTGACACCGAAGCGCTATTCGACGAAGTAACAGACTTAGGTGGAGACGTTACTGCTCTACGTGATGCTGACCCAGCTTTTGCTGATTCACCATCTGCGACAACTAACGCAACTAAGTTCGGTACTGGTCACTCAACTGCTGACGGTGAAGCTCTATCTGCTGCCGGTAACACAATGAAGTCAATGGGCTTCACTATCGAGAAGTCGACTGTTACTGCTAAGACTCGTGGTCTACGTGCAGAATACACAATGGAGCTTGCACAAGACCTCAAAGCTATTCATGGTCTTGACGCTGAGTCAGAGTTGGCTAACATCCTATCGACTGAAATCCTCGCTGAAATCAATCGCGAAGTTATCCGTTCAATCAATGCAACTGCTAAACTTGGTGTCCTTGGTGACGACACAGATGGTGCTTTCGCTAATCGTGGTACTCACGCTAGCGGAATATACGATATGAAAACTGATGCTGATGGTCGTTGGTCTGGTGAGAAATTCAAGTCTCTTTTGACAGCAATTGAGCTTGAGTCAAATGCAATCGCAAAACTAACACGTAGAGGTAAAGGTAACTTCGTTATCTGTTCTTCTAACGTAGCTTCTGCTCTTGCTGCAACAGGACAACTTGACTATTCACACGATGCTCTTCAAGTAGACGATACAGGAAACACATTTGCTGGTACTCTTAACGGACGTATCAAAGTATATGTTGACCCTTACGCTGTAAGAGACTATTGTAACGTTGGATACCGTGGTACAAATCCGTTTGACGCTGGTATCTTCTATTGCCCATACGTACCACTCACAATGGTTCGTGCTATTGACGAAAACACATTCCAACCTAAGATTGGATTCAAGACTCGTTATGGCATGGTAGCAAATCCATTTGCTTCCGGTGTCGGCAATACTGTGAAAGACTCGATTGGAGCTGCACGTTCTAATCAGTTCTTCCGTATCTTCAACGTGAAAAATATCAACGTTGAGGATTAAGTTTAAAGCAAATTAAACAAATTTAAAGGGGCTCTCGAAAGGGAGCCTCTTTTTTTGTCTAAATAGTATTATGGCAAACGAAACATCTAACAATCTTACAACAAATTATAATTTTCTATCTCCAATAGGATTTAAACTTGTTATTAATAGAGAAAAGTTTGCAAACACAGAATACTTTTGTACTTCTGCTGCATTGCCTTCACTCTCTTTAGGAATCGCTGAAACTAATTTTCGACAATTTAAAGGGTACGTACCAGGTGATGTAACGTATGATGAATTTAGTGTACGTATTGCAATTGATGAAGATTTAAAAGTTTATCAAGAAATACATGATTGGATAATGCGAAATCGAGATGTAAAAAATATAGAAGTGCATGATGCTATTCTCTTAATTACTACTAGTAAGAATAATGTAAATAAGCAAATACAACTGGTAAACATTTATCCTACTTCACTTTCAACTCTGGAGTTTAACGCTCAATCGACAGATGTTGAATATTTTCAAGCTGATGTTACATTTAGATACGACTACTTTAAGTTTCTATAAATAACTACATGATTACTCTTGAGAATGTATTAGATATGTGGAAGACCGATTCGGTCATTGATGAGAATGAGCTCGATAAAGTTACGATAGATACATCAAAACTTCACGCAAAATATTTAGAAGTGTTTTCTGTTGCAAAGTTGCAGCTTAAGAAAAATGAAAACAGACTAGATGAATTGAAAAAAGAAAAGTGGCTATACTTTACTGGTAAAATGACACAGGCAGATATGGATGCTCGTGGTTGGGCTTATGATCCATTTAACGGTATTAAACCACTTAAGTCAGATATGGAACTTTACTATAATGCTGATAAAGATATTGTTCAAGCGAAAGATCGTATACAATACTCCAAGACATTAATCGATGCTCTTGAAGAAATAATTAATGCGATTCGTTGGAGACATACTCACATCAAAAACATTATAGATTTTCGTAAGTTCACATCTGGTGTATGATATCGATTAAGAAGAAAAACGAGGCGCTGCTATATGTCTCTTCAGAAGACTCTGGTGTTCTTCGTGAAATATCAGAATACTTTACGTTTTACGCTGATGGCTATAAATGGATGCCTGCGTTTAAGAATAAACTCTGGGACGGAAAGGTAAGATTATTTGACTTGCGTTCAAGAACTTTACCTTATGGCTTACTTGAAGAAACTATACAATTCTGTAATGACAGAGGTTATGAATATACTCTTACAGACATTGCAAATCGTTTTTCTTTTTCAAGTGAGTTCGTAGATGGTTTAGCACTATCGCTCGGTAATAAAGAAATAAAGCCTAGGGATTATCAGTTAAAAGCGTTTGAATACGCTACAGAAAGCCAAAGAGCTATACTGTTATCACCTACTGGTTCGGGTAAGTCTCTAATCATTTATATGTTACTTCGTTATTTTCTATCAGAAGAACTTGATAAGAAAGCTATTGTGATTGTACCTACTACATCTTTGGTTGAACAGATGTATAAAGACTTTGAAGACTATTCACAGCTCGATGACTTTAATGTCGAAGATGAAGTACATCGAATTTATTCGGGTAAAGAGAAATACTTTGATCAATCGATTGTAATTACTACATGGCAGTCTGCAATTAAGATGCCTTTAGATTGGTTCGCTGAATTTGGTTGTGTGATTGGAGATGAGGCTCATACATTTAAAGCGAAATCGCTAACTACGATTATGAATCGATTAGTGAATGCAGAATTACGAATAGGTACTACAGGAACTATAGATGGTGGACAAGTAAATGAGTTAACGTTGATTGGAAACTTTGGGCCTATTCATAAAGTTATTACGACAAAAGAACTCATTGATTCTCAAACTTTGGCAGACCTTTCTATTCAGTGTCTTGTTTTAAAATATAGTGATGAAGTACGAAAAGAGTTTGGAAAGAAAACATATCAAGAAGAAATCACATATATCGCTGAACACGAAAAAAGAAATAATTTTATAACGAATCTAACATTAGATTTAAAAGGTAATAGTTTGGTTATATACAATCTAGTAAAAAAGCATGGTGAGCCATTGTTTAAACAGATAAGAGATAAGGCTAAAGGACGAAAAGTATTTTTTGTATCAGGTAATGTAGATGCAGAAGAACGAGAAAGAATACGTTCTATTACTGAAAAAGAAAAGAACTCAATTATAATTGCTTCTGCAGGTACCTTCTCAACTGGTATAAATATAAGAAACTTACATAATATAATTTTTGCCTCCCCAACCAAGTCGCAAATTCGAGTACTGCAGTCTATCGGACGTGGTTTAAGAAAGAGTGACAATGGGCAAGGGACAGTGATATACGATTTGGCGGATGATCTTTCTTGGAAAAAGAGAAAGAATTACACATTAAATCATGCAGTGGAAAGAGTAAAGATATACAATAAAGAAAAATTCAAATACGAAATACACGAAGTACCATTATGACAAACGATTTATTCCACCAAATATCAAAAGCAGAAGTATTCACTTATCATCTTGTAGATGGTAGTTACATAGTAGCAGAAGAGTTCGACTACGATGAAAAAAATAATGTGATATTCACGACAGCACCAGCCAGACTCATTACACGTAGAGACGGGTATGCATTAATGGATTGGTCAATAATTGACAGTGATGAAATTACTCAGCTGATGGGTGATAAAGTTATAACTCGCTCAGAAGCTCCGTTCGAATTAAAGAAACATTATAATAAATATCTTCTGGCTATTAAACTTCGTCACCACTTAGACCACGATGAATTACAAGAAGTACTGAATGAATCTTTTAATTCCTTAGATGAATTTGATTCTAATGATTCAGACGAAGATGAAGCAGAATTTGATGTTGAAGAAACAGAGAAACACCATCGAAGATTTGAATGGAAACCCGAATGGGACC